ACAACTGGTAACGCAGAAGCTGGACCAACTCAAACAGATGCAACACTAATTGCTACTGTTACCTCTGATATTGCAACACTTGCCGACATACAAGATGGCACAACAGCTACAAATGCTATTACAACTCTTGCTGGTATTCATGGGAATGTAACTACAGTAGCTGGTATTCATGGAAATGTAACAACTATAGCTACTGGCACAACTGGTGGTAATTCAAACTTAACAAACTTAAATACAATCGCTACTGGTACAACTGGTGGCAATGCAAACCTTACTCAAATAAATGCAGTAGCTTCTGATTTAACAGACATAAATGCAGTAGCTGGTAAAGCAACAGAAATAGGAAGATTAGGAACTACTGATGCAGTAGCAGATATGGCATTACTTGGTGATAGTGCAATTATTACTGATATGGGTATGTTGGCTGTGCAAGACGTAATAGACGATATGGCAGTGCTTGCTGATTCAGCAGTAATAACTAATATGGCAAACTTAAATGCGTCAGGTGTAATTACTAATATTAATAATCTTAACGCATCTGGTGTAATTACTAATATAGCAAATCTTAATGCTTCAGGTGTACTAACTAACATTGCTAATTTAAATGCTTCAGGTGTGCTAACAAATATAGCTAATCTAAATGCTACTGATGTTATAACAAACATTGGTACTGTTGCTACTAATGTAAATGGAGTAAATAGTTTTGCAGAAAGATATAGAGTATCTAGTTCTGCACCAACAAGTTCTTTAGATGTAGGTGATTTATATTTTGATACAACAGCCAATGAATTAAAAGTTTATAAATCTAGTGGCTGGAGCGCGGCTGGTTCAACAGTTAATGGTACGTCAGCTAGATTTCATTATAATATAACAGGCTCAACAAATACTGTTACTGGTGCTGATGCAAATGGTAATACTCTTGCTTATGATGCTGGATTTGCAGATGTCTATGTCAATGGTGTTAGAATGTCGCCTGATGATATTACTATTACATCTGGAACTTCGGTAGTATTTGCTTCTGCTTTGGCTGATGGAGATGATGTAGACATTGTTGCTTTTGGTACATTCCAAGTAGCAAACATTGTATCTACTGGAGCATTGAACAGTGGTTCTATTACAAGTGGCTTTGGCAATATAGATACTGGGTCGTCGACAATAACAACTACTGGTGCAATTAGTGGTGGAACATTAACTGGTACATTACAGACTGCTTCTCAACCAAACATAACAAGTGTTGGTACGTTAACTGGATTGACTGTAGGAGATAATGCTGGTGGAGATGTAAACCTTACAACAAATTCACAAGCTGGTTCTCAAGCATCACCTTTAAATATGGATATAAATTTTAAAGGTTTCAGTAATAACATAATGGCAATTATAAGATCACATGATGAAAGTAGTTCAACTGGTCATGGTGAGTTACAATTTTTTACAACAAAATCTGGTGTTGGTAATACCCAAAAAATGGTTATAGACCATGATGGTAATGTTGGAATAGGAACTACAAGTCCAGCACAATTACTTCATGTAAAGGCAAATAATCCTGGTGGTAAAATAAGACTTGAAATGGGTCAAGCTGGTGTAGCAAATACAGATGTTACTGGTGAAATACAATTTTATCACAATGATGCAAGTGTTGGTGCTGGTGTAAACGCAGATATAAAAGGTATTTGTACTAATAGTTTTGGTGCTGGTGCTTTAACTTTTGGCACTGGAACAACTTCTACAACAGAAAGAATGAGGATAGCATCTAATGGTGATGTTACAGTAAGCACTGGCAACCTTGTCATAGGAACAAGTGGTAAGGGAATAGATTTTAGTGCTACTGGTGATGGCACTACAATGTCTTCTGAATTATTTTCGGACTACGAAGAGGGTATGTGGAACGCAACACTTGCACCTCAAACAAGTGGAAGTATTACTGTAGCTGGTGGTACTGATGCTTGTCAATATACTAGAATAGGGAAAATGGTTTTTTTAAGTGGAATGATATCAATAGATAGTGTTTCAAGTCCTAATGGCGTTTTAAGAATGAGTGGTTTTCCTTATGCTGTTGCTAATTTAGATGATTTTGGTGGTAGAAGTTTAGCAACTATCAATATTCAAGCTGGTGCTATACCACCAAACAATTATGGAATGTGGCTTAATGAAGGTGATAGTCATGGAAGCATATATAATTTCACAGATTCTGAACAACCACAATCAGGAGCATCAGCTAACTTTAGTGGTAATGAAAGTATTTACTTTTCAATAATGTATAGAACTTCGTAAAGGATAATAATATGGCACAAGGTAATATAACAAAAGAATTTGAAAATGATAAAATTGAGGTAGTTCAAACTTGGAGTATTCAAGTTCGTAAAGCTACTAAGATTATGGAAGAACAAGCTGATGGTTCTAAGAAAGAATTAACACGTTCATTTCACCGTCATGTGATTCACCCTTTTAATTCTCACCAAAATTTAAAAACTAAAAAATGGACACATACTGCAACAGACATCAGTAAAGAAGATGCAGATGTAAAAGCAATTGCAAATGCAGTTTGGACAGATGATGTTAAGACAGCATATAAAACATTTATAGAAGGTCAAAGCTTATGAGTAACGCAAGAAACCTAAGTAAATTCAAACCATCTAGTAGTGGTCTAGTTGAAACGACAGACATTGCTGATGATGCTGTAACTGGTGCAAAGGTTGAAAACAATCCAACCATAGCTGGTAATTTAACTGTAAGTGGTGGATTTATTCCTTCTGCAACTACTGCTGGGAAAAATATGATTGTTAATGGTGCAATGAGAATACATCAAAGAGCAGATACATTAACAAATACACCTAAAGCAGTTGATAGATTTCAATTAGTTAAAAACAATTTAGACACAGCAAATTTTAGTGAAAGACATTATGTTGCTGGTGAAGCAGAGGTTAGAGAGTTTGGTGGTGATAGTCTTGAAATAAAATGTACTACTGCTGATACAAATATAGGTTCTGCTGAATTAATACATATTAGACATCAAATGGAAGCACAATTTTTAAGACGATTGGCATGGGGAACTGCAAATGCAAAAACAACTACATTATCATTTTCTGTTTATTCTAATGTAACTGGAACTTATGCAGTAGTTTTTCAAACAGTAGATGGAACAGCAAGAAATATAAGTGCTACATATACAATTAGTTCTGCCAATACTTGGGAAAGAAAAACAATAACTATTGTAGGTGATACTGGTGCAACTATAGATAATGATAATGGATTAGGTTTAGAGATAAGCTGGATTTTATCTGCTGGTTCAAATTACACAAGTTCAAATCCTAATGGTGCTTGGGCAAATAAATCAGATACAAGATTTGCTTTTGGTCATAATGTTAATATTGCTTCGGCTGTAAATAATGTTTTTTATCTTACTGGAGTTCAATGGGAAGAGGGTTCTGTTGCAACACCTTTTGAGCAAGAAAGTCCAGATTTAACTTTGATAAAATGTCTAAGATATTTTTATAAACCAAATACAGAAGATAATTTTATGGGTAGTTTAATGGCTCCAGATGGTAATGCAAATGACTTTATAGGTGCAATTAATTTTCCAGTACAAATGAGATCGCAACCAGCTTATACTGGCACACCAGTAGAAAATGGATCTGCAGATACACTTGGAGGACAGACTTCAGTTGACACTAATAGAGCGTGTTTATCATTTGTTAGAATGACTAATGATGGAAATGCTGCAAGAAGAGGATTAAATATAAGAGGAGAAGTAAGTGCAGAATTTTAAAATAACATCAGCTAAATATGGCATAGGACAAGATGGTAAAAACTCTTGTATCAAAGCAACAATAGATGGTGTTGTATGGTTTGTACCAATAGATTCAGATAAGTTTAATAATGATGGAAAAAAAATTTACGAAGGCAATGCTTACTACGCTGAAATCAAACGACAAGTTGATGCTGGTGAACTAACCATAGAAGATGCTGATTAATGACTAAGATGACAAAAATAGTAGAAGATTGGACTCATGCTATTGATTCTTTTAAAGTAATACCAAGAGCATTGATACTGTTGTATATGTATTTAACATATGAAACTGTGTTTTGGTATATGGGTTTGGAGTCACCAAGCCTGGAGCAGAGTGGTATGGTATCTGTGTTGACGTCGGCTAATGCTGTGGCAATGGGTTTGTTTATGGGTAGGTCTAGTTGACATGGTTGCTGGTTGTATTTCTTTCAGGAACAGTTCAGGAAAGTGTCTACTTCAGTGATCTGGATTCGTGCCTTAGAATTGCACAAAAGATTAGGGCGCAAAACTATGATCCCTCTCTCGCTGGGGATAGCAAGATATGGGTCAAGGCTTACTGCGTTCCTAAGTCACTTCCTAAAAAAGAGTAAGAGGTAAATATGTTTCAAAGTTTTATTGGACCTATTGCAAACTTAGCTGGTACTTGGTTACAAGGTAGAGTAGATAAAGCTAAAGCTGAAACAGAAGTCAAAGTAGCAAAAGCCAAAGCTGAAGCTGAAGTATATAAAACTTCTGCAACATCAGATATGTTAAATGAACAAGCATTAACTAATCAGATGGCTGGAAGTTGGAAGGATGAATTTTGGACTATTATTTTTGGTGGTATTCTTGTGGCTTGTTTTGTTCCTTATACTCAGCCATATGTAAAGAATGGATTTGATTTCTTAAACTCAAGTACACCAGGCTGGTTCTCTACTTGCTTATATATATGTATTGGATCTTCTTTTGGTTATCGTTTTGGTAAAACTGGATTACAATTAATGAATAAAAAACAAAAGTAATATGGAAACAATAGATTTAGAAAGAGTACATCAATCATATATTGATCATTTAGATAAAATAAAAGCAACTATAGATAACAAAAGGAAAATGCAAATGGACAATTTAGTCGACGTCATAAAAAAACATGAGGGTTGTCGTCTTGATATGTACAAAGATACAGTAGGTGTCTGGACAATTGGTTATGGTCACAACTTGGAAGAGGGAATAGATCAAGAAACAGCAGACTTTATTCTTGCTCGTGACTTAGAAAAACATTCTCAAGAGTTGGATAAGCATAAACCAATGTGGAGAGAGTTACCTGACCCAGCACAAATTGTAATTTTATCTATGCAATTCAACATGGGTTGGAATAGATTCTCAAAGTTTGTAAAATTTTGGGAAGCTATTGAGAAAAAAGACTACCAAACTGCTGGTAAAGAGATGCAAAACAGCCGTTGGTGGGGTCAAGTTAAATCTCGTGGACCTGAGCTACAAGAGCTATTAGTAAGTATTTCTGAGGTATAAACACACACGGAGGTATTGTTTCACCCCTCTGAGGGTCTTTATATCGACTCGTTTTTTTGTGATTTGGTACTTTCACCTAGTACACCAGCATATCCAGCTACATCTACGATACTATCATAGTGATCTGGAGTTTCAATTAGCCTGGTCAACTTCAAACCAATAAGAATTATGCCAGCTTGTTGTGGTGTTACATGATAGTCAAGCACAAGTGAGATGATTTCAGAAAATCGTTCAAGCATTTTGTCTGGTGGACCATACTTATCTTCTCTGTCGTCGACTTGAACTTGTGCTTCACGAAGTATTTGTTTTGCTTTCATCTTACAAACTTAAAGTAAAAGTAAACATTAAATATCATTGATATAAGTATTGCAAATGGAATTATGAATACAAATAAATATACATTTATTTCTTCATAGGTAATACCAATTATTGCTGATACTTCTACCAATAATAGTATGCACCAATCATATAGATTATCGATCCATTCGATACCTGAGTTTCCTTTATCTACCATATCTGTAATACCTTTTTTGTTGAAATATATTTTGGTAATCGAACTCTGTTGAAAGATTTTCGTATTACTTTTTTGCCTTTACGTTTGGCTCTATCAAACAAATCTAAGTTTTCATTTGATTTGATAGCACCACCCAAAGGTGAGTTGCTTTTAATAACAATGGTTGCTGGTCGATATACACGACCATGCCTATCCCATTCTTCTGCTCTTGGGTCATCAACAAAACTCATAACTTCCTCCTTATTCGTTTTCCTGTTAGTTTCATTGCTTCTAATAAATTGTCAACATCCACTGGTGT